TCTGATTGCGCCCGGTCTCGATCGCATCTATCAAGGCCTCGCGGGCGAAATACCAGGTCGCGCCGATCTGCCGCGATTTCAGGATCACGCGCGTGCGCTGATCGCCGTTGCGATACCAAACCTTCTGATACTCGAAGAGCTTGTCCTTGAAGGCCTGGGATAGTTTCTCGGCCTGCGCTTCGCTGATCGCGTTTTTCTCAGGCTGGCGCTTGGGCGCGGCATTGCGCCGCGCCAGGTTCGGGTTCAGATCGGTTTCAGTCCCGCCATCGTCATAGCGGCGCACGCGCGCCGTGCGTTCGAGCTGGCGCCCAAGCAGATCGATTTCCTTGAAATCGCGTCCGTCTTTCTCCGGCTTGGCAATCAACACGGCCAGGCGGGTTTCCAGCGCGGTTTCGATCTTCTGCAACGGCGAGGCCTGATCCCACTTGTCGCGGGTCTTCCAGTTCTGCACGGTCGCGCGTTTTTCGCCGATCTTTCGGGCGATGGATGACACCCGCCAGCCTTGCCAGTACAGATCACGGGCAAGGCGGCGCGGTTCGAGGTCAGCAATGGTTTCGAGCATGCCCGCCATGCTGCCGGTAATCCTCGCGCGCGCGTGATGGCGCCTTTTGTTTAAGGCGCTTTCACATGACGCAACGATTGATCGGACACGGGCCAGGGCCGAGCATGGCTGCACTCACTCACCAACGATGCACCCACCCCTACCCACTTATCAACGCGAGACATCTCATGGACAAATGGTTCACCATCGCAACGGAAGGCCAGACCACCGACGGCCGCGCGATCAATCGCATCTGGCTGGAACAGATCGCCAAGACTTTCAGCCGCGCCACCTACGGCGCGCGCATCTGGCTGGAACACATTCGCGGCACGCTGGCCGATAGCCCGTTCAAGGCTTACGGCGACGTGCTGGCCGTGCGTACCCAAGACGGGCCGGACGGCAAGATGGTGCTTCAAGCCCAGCTCGACCCGACTGCCGACCTGGTGGCCATGAACAAGGCCCGCCAGAAGATCTACACCTCCTGCGAGATCGACCCGGATTTCGCAAAGAGCGGCCAAGCCTATCTGGTCGGCCTGGCCGTCACCGATACCCCGGCCAGCCTGGGCACCGATGCGCTGGCCTTCTGCGCCCAGCATCCCGAAGAGCCGAACCCTATTGCTGGCCGCAAGCAGCGCCCGGAAAACCTCTTCACCTCGGCCCTGCCGGTGGAGCTGGATTTCACCGAGGAAAGCACCACGGAGCCGGAAAGCGTGAGCCTGCTCAAGAAGCTGATCACGGCCGTGCAAAACCTGACCAGCAAGCCCGCACCTGTGGCGCTGTCGGCGCAGCAGAGCGAAGCCGAGCTGGCGCCGATCGACTTCGCCAAGCTCGACGGCCTGGCGACCTCCCTGGCGGACTTCGCCAAGAAATACAGCGAAGACCAGGCCGCCCAGGCCAAGCAGATCACCGAGCTGCAGGCGCAGCTCAAGAGCCTGGAAGCCTTCAAGGAACAGGTATCGAACACCGACGCCGGCACCAGTCAGCGCACGCTTGCCACGGGCGGCAAGGGCGAAATCCGCACCGACTGCTAGGCCTACACGCCACCTCAACCCACCTCAAAACCTCGGAATCCTCTTCGGAGTCATCATGCGTAACGAAACCCGCAAGCTCTTCAATGCGTACAAAGCGCAGGTCGCCAAACTGAACGGCGTGGACTCGACCGACGAAAAATTCTCGGTCGATCCGTCCGTGCAGCAAACGATGGAAAGCAAGATTCAGGAAAGCAGCGCTTTCCTGTCCAAGATCAACATGCCCATCGTGCCCGAACAGAGCGGCCAGAAAATCGGCCTGGGCGTGTCCGGCCCCATCGCCAGCCGCACCGACACGACGGCATCCGACCGGCAAACCCGCGACGCGAGTTCGATGGACGGCAATGGCTATTTCTGCCGCCAGACCAACTTCGACACGCATCTGACCTATGCGAAGCTCGACGCCTGGGCGAAATTCCCCGACTTCCAGCCCCGTGTGCGCGATGCCATCCTGCAGCGCCAGGCGCTGGACCGCATCATGATCGGCTTCAACGGCGTGAGCATCGCCGCCAATACCGATCTGGCGGCCAATCCGCTGCTGCAGGACGTGAACAAGGGCTGGCTGCAGAAGCTGCGCGAAAACGCCGCCGAGCGCGTGTTGAACAAGGGCAAGGATGCCGGCACGGTGAAGATCGGCGCGGGCGGCGACTACGCCAACCTGGATGCGGCCGTGTTCGACCTGGTGCAACTGCTCGACCCGTGGTTTCAAGACGACACCCAGATGGTTGCCCTTGTCGGCCGCGATCTGCTGCACGACAAGTATTTCCCGCTCATCAACACCAGCGACAAGGCAACCGAGAAACTTGCCGCGGACGTCATCATCAGCCAAAAGCGCCTGGGCGGCCTGCAGGCCGCCACGGTTCCCTTCATTCCCGCCGGCCGCGTGCTGGTGACGCGCTTCGACAACCTTTCGATCTATATCCAGGAAGGTGGCCGGCGTCGCCAGATCGAGGACAACGCCAAGCGCGATCGCATCGAGTTCTACGAATCCTCGAACGAAGACTACGTGATCGAAGACTACGGCTGCAGCGCGCTGCTCGAAAACATCGAAATCGTGGCGGGTGCGTAATGGCCAGCCTCGCCCAACGTCATCGCATCCGCGTGCTGGCCGAAAAGGCCAGCCAGGCGGCCGGGCCCACCGCGCTGGATGCCGTCCCGTGCGGCCTCCTGAGCAACATCCAGGCCCTCATGATGGCCAACCTGGTCAACGATCTGCGCCGCCTGAAAGAAATCAAGTCCGTCGAGCGCAAGATCGAGGTCAAGCGCGAAATGCTGCCGGCCTATAAGGACTATCTCGATGGCGTGCTCGCGGCGGACGCCGGCGGCCAGGATGAAGTCGTCACGACCGTCATGGTCTGGCATCTGGACGTGCTCGACATCGACCGCGGCCTGCAGCTGGCCGGCTATGTGCTCGCGCACGATCTGGCGCTGCCGGAACGCTACGACCGCGACGTGGCCACGCTGCTGCTCGATGAAGTCTCCGACGCGGTTCTGGCCGGCCGCCTGCCGGCTACCGAGCAAACCGTTACCCAGCTCACCACGGTGGCGAGCCTGACCCAAGGCCGCGACACCCCGGACCAGGCCCGCGCCAAGCTGCACCGCGCCCTGGGCGAGACGATGGCCGAGGTGGCGGGCGATGAACCCACCGGCCCGGCCGTCGATACCGCCCGCGCGGCCCTGGCCCAGCTCAATCGCGCGGTCGAGCTGCACGCCGGCATCGGCGTGAAAAAGACCATCGAACGCCTGCAGCGCGTCATCAAGAAAGCCGAAGGCGAATAGGACGCCAACGGCTGAACCGAGTGCAACCCCAGCGCACGGCGGCGCGGGCTGAAAGCGGGATTCGTCCCAAATTCAGCCCGCCCACCGCCGGTTTAAGGCCCACCCATGAGCTTGATCGCCAACGAACCCAGCACCACGCCGGCCGACGCCACGATAACCAATGATGGCTTCTGGCCCGATATCGTGGTCAATGACGCCAAGCTGGCCATGCGGCTCGATGGCACTGTGACCGATGCGCGCCTGACTCAGGCTTTAGTCGCGGCCGTGATCGAGGTCGCGCGTGACGTGAGCGCATGGCAGGCGATACGGGTTTCCCTGGGTTATGCCACGGCGGAAGCAGTCCCCTCGCCCACCATCGGCGGCAAAACCGTGATCGTGCAGAGTTATTTGCGCGCTGTTTACTGCTACGCCCAGGCCGATCTAATCGAGCGCATGTCCGATTTCGATACGACGGCCCAGCACCAGCGCACCGCGCAATGGCTCGAATGCACGCCCGACCAGCTGCGCCGTGACGCGATCTGGGCCATTACGGCCCTGATGGGCCGCTCGCGCACCACCGTGGAACTGATCTGATGCAAGTCCGCGCGCTGGCTGGCGACACCGTGGACGCGCTGTGCTGGCGGCACCTGCGCCGCACGCGCGACGTGGTGGAACAGACCTACGAGATGAACCCCGGCCTGGCCGATATCGGGCCTGTCCTGCCGGGCGGCCAGGTCGTGATCCTGCCGGATGCGCCCGCCGAACAGAAAACCATCCCCACCACCAAACTCTGGGACTAGGAATGCCCCCCGAAGAACCTATTGTTTCCGCGCTCAAGACCATTCCGCCCGATCTGAAACAGGCGGGCAAAAACATGCTCTTGAACAGCACCGGCGGCGCCGTCGTGTATGGCTTCACCTTGAATGAATGGGTGGCCATCCTCACCGCCGTGTATTTCATCTTGCAAATCGGCTTGATCCTGATCCGCTATGCAAGGGAACTGCCTCGGCTGTGGCGGGGCTGGTTTGGAAAAAGGGCGCCCGAGCAATGATCCCCGCCGCGCTCAAAAACAGGCTGATTCAAGCTGCGGCCGGCGGCGCGCTGGCCATAGCCCTCGTGCTTGCCCAGCATCACGAAGGCCGCGTGTACGTGCCCTATCGAGACCCGGGCAATGGCACGCTGACGGTGTGCGATGGCCATACCGGCCCCGACATCATCGCGGACAAGCAATATTCCGATGCGGAATGCGATGTGCTGCTCAACCGCGATATGGCTGCTGCTGACGCGGCTGTCGCTCGACTGGTAAAGGTTCCGGTCAATGCGTGGCAAAGAGCCGCCCTGATCGACTTTGCCTACAACAAAGGGGCCGGAAACCTCGCATCTTCCACGCTGCTGCGCAAGACGAACGCGGGCGACGAAGCGGGAGCCTGTCGGGAATACCTGCGCTGGGTCAAAGCGGGCGGGCGCGTGCTGCCAGGCCTGCAGAACCGGGCCGACGCGGACAAATGGGTCTGTGAGCAAGGCAACGACACCATCGACACGGGGCGCAAATCATGAGCGGCTGGAAGGGATACGTGCTGGTCGCCGTTGCCTCGGCCTGGATGGTCTGGCTTGTGCAGGGCTGGCGCTATAGCGCGCAGATTTCCAGCCTCAACGCGCAGCACGACCGGGCACTGGCCGATGCGGCGAACGCCGCGAAAGCGCAGCAGGACAAGCTCACGGCCGAGCGCGACGACCTTGCCCAGCGCTGGGCGAAATCGGAATCCGACCTCTACGGGAAATTGAGAGATGCTGAAACGAAAAATGACCAGCTGCGCGCTGATGTTGACGCTGGTACTCAGCGCCTGCGCGTCCGTGCCACCTGTCCCAAGCCCGCCGATCACGTGCCCCAAACCGGCACCGGCGCCGGCCTGGATGATGGAACCGCCGCCGAACTTGACCCTGCTGCTCGACCGGATTATTTCGCCCTCCGACAAGGCATCGAGCGAGTGACAAAGCAGCTGCAGGCATGGCAGGCCAGGGAACAGGCACAGGAAGAAGCCAATGCGAAAACCCCGTGAGCTGCGGCAATACCTGGTCGGCGCCAATGACTACTTGCGCGCCAATCCTGATCGCCTGCATGTCTTCGTCGACAAGGCCACGATCATGTGCACGGGCACGACCAGCTTGTCCCACGAATACCGCTACGAACTGAACCTCATCGTGACGGACTACGCGGACGGCGAAGACACCATCATCGT